ATGCTGTGACAAAACATCACGATAGAGAATGGATTGTAACAGGTACTCACGAGGAGCCAGTATATGGTTGGGTAGGCTACAATGTATGTAATAATTGTGGTATGAAAATGAAAGATGCTAACGAAGAAAAACAGCATCTTACTTGGGAATTGAAAACAAATGGTGCAGGTGCATATCACTATGAGAAAGAATATGTACAGACAGGTACAAAAACAGTAGAAGACGGTCATTGGAAAGACGCTTATGACGAAGTTATTACTCCAGCTTGGACTGAAACAATCTCTCCAGCTTACGACGAGGAAGTATCTGAAAATGATCACTGGGATAAGAAAGTTCTTATCAATTAAGCGTGTTGGTATTAATTAGATAGCAAGTGTAAATCCTTAAAATAATTATTGGGAAGAGAGGGTTCTTTATGAACCCTCTTTTTCTATGCTAAAAATAAATATTATACTAAAGAAAGTATTTAATTTAGTTAGGATTTATGGTACAATATAAACATATTAAAGAAGGTATTTATATGAAAAGTTATAACTCCTGAAGAGGGTAATTATGATATGGGAATGCTCTGTAATCAACAAAATAAAAAAAAGAGGTTAAGCATTAGAAAAAATTGCTTAACCTCTTTGTTGTTTTAATAATAAAAAATCTTTTGTGTTACGATGTAATAAATTTTAAAAATATATTATCTTGTTTCCTTGAAAATCGGCAGGCAAACTAAAATGACAGTAAGTTTGACAGTAAGTTTGACTGCATTTTATCTTGTTTTAACTTAATTCAAAATTACTCAACTGAATTTTTGAAATCTCAAAAACCCAGTGTTTAAGCCACTTTTAAGGCGTTTTAAGTAATTTTGGCAAAAAATAAAAGGCGGTTAAAAAACCACCTTTTTGGTCGAGGTGACAGGACTTGAACCTGCGGCATCTTGGTCCCAAACCAAGCACTCTACCAAACTGAGCTACACCTCGAAATGTTGTTTAATAACAACAGCTTGATTATTATATACCATATTTTCGGATTTGTCAACATAATTTTCGCTTTTTATTCAAAATTAATTCAAATATTTTGAAAATCACCATAAAACAGACCGAAAATGTGGTAGAAAACAGCCGTCCCTACATAAGAAACGGCTGTTGGTGCAGGTAACTTGCAAGGGGGATAGGAATGGGGAAAATGGGGGATTTTGTTAGCTATATGTAAGCTACGAAACATAATTATGAACAATTCAGGATAATATAAGACTATATTTTGTTGATTGCGTTCACTAATTCTTTTGGGTTTATGTGGGTGTAAACCTTTTCGGTCAAGTCCATTTTCGACTTGTGACCGACTATTTTTTTGATGATTGTGTGGTTCACATTTGCCGATACAAGCATTGAAATGCAGGTGTGTCTTGTTTCGTGTATGGTGTGGTCTAAACCTAAATCGTTTTGCAGAGGTGTCCAGTAGTTGCGTTTAAAGTTATCGTATTTCAGCGGCTTGCCATTGGTATTATTCAGAACATATCCACATTGAGAATCGCTGATGAATTTCTGCCAAAACGGCAGTACTTTGTCTGCTATAGGCACGGTTCGTACACCTGAATCGGTCTTTGAACTTTCAACAAAGAAAGTCTGTTCGTCAAGGTTTACATTTGAAATTTTTAGGTCGAGCAATTCGGACACACGCACTCCCGAATAAATCAGCATAAGCACTATTTTTACCGAATCAAGATTTGAATATTCCCACAAAAGATTTATTTCGCTTTCCGAAAACTCCCTGCGTGCTCGTTTTGTTTCATCTGACTTGGCATTGATTTTCAATTTTTCTGCGAGATTGTTATGGAGCATATCGTGAAATATGCAGTATTCGTAGATTTTGTTCAACAGAATTTTAATTCGCCTAACCGATTGATAACCGTTGTTGCAGTTGTCGAGAACTCGTTGCATATCAATGATTTTTATATCGGACATCTTGCGATTGTATAACATTGAGCATTGTTTGTATGCCGCATTATACTGTCTTTTGGTGTTCGGATTTGTGTCTTCGGTGATGAACTCCTTGTACCAAAGTTCATGAATTTCTGAAAAAGTGCGTCTTGCCGAATCAACATCAAACGGGTTTTGATTGTAATCAGCAAGAGCGTTCAGAGCTTTCGGCTTGTTGGGAAAGTAGCCTATAACTCTGCGTTCCTGATTGCGTGTTTCTTTGTTGTATCCTATTGTCACGCAGGCAACCCACGGATTGCGCCTGTTTCCGCTCAGCTTATAAACAGAGCCGTAGCCGTTAGGCAGTTTCATTTTATACACTCCTTTTGCTTAAAAAAGGGTGCAAAAATCCCTTGTGCTTTAATTTACTTGAAAAACACAAGGGATTGTGATACAATTATTTTGCGTTTAATTGCGTCATCTGCACCCTGTGTAGGTGATTCCGCTCTGTTCGAGGACCAGTCGAGCAGGGCGGATTTTTATTGCTTTATCAACTCATCAACTGTGACATTAAATATTTCTGATAGTTTAATCAAAGTTTCAATTGACGGTTGCATTTTACCTTTTTCATAATTAGAAATCGTTGTGCGGCTAAGGCATAATACCTTGCCCAAATATTCTTGAGTGAATTTTTTATTGGTTCTGAGCCTTTTTAAATTATCACCAAAAGCCATTGTTTACACTCCTTTTTCGTGCTTTTTGTTTGAATTGTATATACAAACTGCTGAAAATCATTATAATAAGAATAGGGGGTGAGTTGTGTGAAAAAATTAAAAAATATATTTAATATAGTAGTATTTAAATATATTTATGTTTCAGTTTTATCTCCTATAATTGTTGTTATTTTCTGTGATATGAAATTTTGTTTCATAGAAAAATTCTTTACTAATAATTCAAATGCAAGTAATTTAGCTGGAATTTCGGGTACTTTTGTAGGATTTTTACTAACAGCGGCAACCGTATATTTAGCGCTACCTTCTGATAGTAAATTCAAAAGTTGGTTTATAAAATATGGTCATCATAAAATATTTATGAAAATTATTTTATTTGGAACAATATTCTTTATGATACCTATTATATCTTGGATTTGCGATACAACTGCTATGAATTATATTGGAATGTATGGCTTTATAGCAGGTAGTCTTGAAGTGCTAGCGGCAATGTATTATCTATATAACCTTATAATCAAAAATTCTTTGTAACCTAACTTAGCTGTTTGCTTGATTATAAAGTAATTGGATTTCTTTTTCAAATGTTTTTTTAATAAAACCTATATTTTCTGTAGGGCTGCCATCTATTTCAATTTGAGCACTTCTATAAAGCACCTTTTCTAAAATATCAAAGACCTGTTCGATGCCGTCCTGTGAATCTCCTACAATCTTGTATTTTTTGTATTTCTCACTTTCTGCAGATATTTGCTTCAAAACATCTGGAAAATTTGCACCGGTATGTTTAATTTTTATTTTAAATTCTAATTTACTTACTTCAATAGAATTATCCTCATTATATTGTTGCATATTTTTAAAAGTGCGCTCTGATTCGGTAGGATTATATGCCGCCTCAATAGCCTTTACTTTTGAAAACTTCTTAATAGCGTCGTCTATGGAATCTACAGTATAGGGGAAAAAGTAAATGTGATAACTTTCCTCAAAGAGAAATTGATTTATAATATCAGTAAATTTTCCTGATTGTTTATTAGATATTATCGAAGTCATACACTTGTCTAAATCAACATAGAAGAAAGAGTAATATTCAAATATTACCTTTTGACTATTAAAATCTATTTCTTCAGGTGTATCATTTTTTACAAGTGTTAATTTCATAAATTTATTTGTTGAATCATCTTTTTTAAGAAAAGTCCCAAATATGTAATTGTCATTAAATGAAAGTATTTCAATTCCATATTGATCATCACGCGATTTATATACCCCTGTTTTTGGAAATCTTTTTGAAAACATTTTTCGTAATACATCGGTATCACTATCGCCTCCTGCAAAAAGGGTACACTCGGGGACAGTTTTGAAAAAATAAATTGTCTTTTTTATTGTTTTCAACGACATAAAATTCACTCCCTATATTGACATAATATGATAATATATTATATAATTTTGTTGGGAGTGAAGAAACTGAACACTTTTTATTCCTACTTGACCGCTCATAGTGCCAGCTATGAGCGGTCTTTTTTTATTTATTCTATTTAATCGGCAGATCGTGGCTGTCGGTGTATGGGGCTCACTGCAGAGCCTTACTTACTTCTTTTACAAGACCGAGGATTTGAACACGGGTGACGTCGTTATTTTTGAACACTCGTGGGGGATAGTAGGGGTTGACTGAATGCAACTCAACGGTGTTATCGTTGTAAAGGACCTTTTTAACAACAGCCTCTTCATCGTCAACGAGGACTGCGGCAATCTGACCGCTGTCAACGGAGGTTTGCTTTTTAATAAGAATTTTACTGCCGTCATCAATCAGAGGGCTCATAGAATCGCCGTGAACATTTATCCATATATATTTATCCTGTTCTGAGGGGCAAGTGATGTATGTAGGCATATAGTCAACAGGCACATCCTGAGCTATCACTCCGAACCCTGCCGAAATGCTGTCATATACCGGTCGCATAAATACATTTGTTTGTGGAAGTGGGATTGCTTGGTCTTCTTCTTCTTTAAATTCACCAGTAATAAAAGAAACAGGGTTCATTTTTAAGACTTTGGCTAATAAAGCTATTTTATCTCTTCTCATATTAGATATATAACCGTCTTCCCATTTTTTGACGGTACTCTTGCCGACACCAACTGCTTGCCCTACCTGTTCAAGAGTTAGTTTTAATTCAGTTCTTCTTTGGTTAATCATTTTTCCTATATCCATTTTTGTCTCTCCTTATAAGAGGTCTGTAACTATATTTTAACACAAAGTTTCAAAAAAGCAACTACTAAACCGAAAAAATATAAAAAAGTTTCCTAAAGTGGTTGACAAAGGACTGAAAGCAGTATATAATTTAAGTGTCCTAAAGGAAACGAGGTGATAGAAAGTGAATACAAGTGATCTTAAAGCTGAAATTGCAAGAAACAATTTTACAATTCCAAAACTTGCTGAAAAAATGGGAATTGATAAAAAGACACTTTATACAAGGATAAATGGTGTCACTTGTTTCAAGCAGGAAGAAATTGCACAGCTTGCAAAAATTCTCGGACTTAATTCAGATAAGATTATGTCTATTTTTTTTGCTGATGTAGTTTCTTAAAGGAAACTGCAACCCAACCAAAACTAAGGGGGTGAGATAAGGTGTTTATCCTTGAATGGTTAATGAAACACCCGATTTTTACATCTATTGCAGTATCCCTGATATCATCAGTGTTATCAGCGTTATTAGTATGCTTGATAGTGTTGACACGATGACGGGTATTGCTACGGAGTTTATCAAAAACTCTTTAATCTTCGTTCTTTCGTGTTCTTTATAATTAAACAATTTATAACTTGGAACAAAATGAACCGTGTCTTCTATTGAAGTTTGAAATGAATCAAAGAAACCTAATTTATTCAATCTCTGACAGCAATAGCGTATTTCAATCTTGCTGAAATTTAGGTGTTTTTGTAAATCTGTTGTTTGAATAGTTCTTTCCTCAGGATAATATTTTAAACAGCATTTTACAATCTTTCTGCATTTCTTATCAAGCATATGTACCACTCCTTTGTTTAATATTACCATACAAGGTCGTTTAAAACAATAACACATTGCTTTATTCACAGAAAACAGCGTAAGAAGGAGATTTATATGGCTAACACTCATACAGATGAAATTTTTAATGTGTACGGCGCACTTGACAACCTTAACAAACGAATGAAAATCGTTGAGGAAAAAGTGCCTAATTACACGGCGGATATGCTTGAAGTTTATCGAAACCTCGGTGCTCTTACAAAGCGTATCGCAGAACTTGAAAACCTTATAAACAAGGAAACTACCACGCTGAAAAGAGGTGAAGAAAGACGGAAGTAATAATAATTTTAGGACTGCTAATGCTTTGCACAGCTTTTGTTTCAGCAGTATTAGCAATAAAAATAGTAGCCGCCCATTTGTATAAAACAATAGACAGCTACCTTGATAAGCACGACGCTCAAATTATGGATCTGATTAAGTGGGCAAAGGAGAATGAAAATTGAACAAGTTTTTAATGTTTGTAGTGTTTATTCTCAACGCAATTAGCTTACTTCTGCTGATTATAGCAATGCTTATCAAAGCAGGAGTTATCCGTTAAGAAAGAAGTATTCAAATAATGCAATCAAAATTGCTGATAATAGTGAAATTGCAATAAATGGCATTGAATATTTAGTAATTCCTAATATCAAAACTTTTATGTTTCGTGTTTTGTATGTATACATCTTTTTATCTAACGGTCTTAAAGGAATTCCTAAAGCAGAACAACAATCGTCATATTCTTTGTCGACTAATTTTGAAATGCTTTGAAAGTTAATTTTATCTAATGGAAGAGAAAATACATAGCTGAGTTTTCCGCCAGCGATAAGTTTATTATCGGCAATAATATCTTCGCATTTTTCAACGGCTTGTTTAATTTCAAAAGTAATTTCCTTTTTGTACAAATGTTCTTCAAGCAGGTTGAATATGGGGAAAATCACTAATTCATATCGTTCTTTCAGATAGGTTTTGTTCTGTTCCTTTTTAAATAATATCCAAGACAGAACCAAAGTGCATAAGGTTGAAACTGCGGATATTATTAAAGTCAACCACGATAAAATATCATTCATATTTACGCCCCCTTTCATAGTTAATCATAACATTTAAGGTCGTGTAAAGCAATAAAATATCGAAAAGCAGGTGAGAAAATGGCAAAACTTAAACTTATTGACACAAAGGACAGGTTCCTTCTTGAAATTGACGGAACAGAAATTCCGTATGTTACAAGCTATCAAATAACACGAACGGTCGGCGAGGTTGTACTGCTCAAACTGGCACTCAGCGTAGCTGATGTTGAATCAGTCGAAATCGTTTCAGACAAAATTACCAACGAAAATTAAGGAGGTGTACATATGGACACAGTTCAGATGAACAAAAAAATCAAAGAAATTATGGATAGCAGTGATGTCTATCTGCTCTCGGAAGACGCCGCAAAGGCTATTGGAGTTGCTCCGCAAAACTTGCGTGAACAGGCAAAGGACGAACCCGAAAAATTGGGATTCAATGTAATTGTAGTCGGCACATCTATCCGTATTCCGAGAATACCGTTTCTCAATTATATTCTCGGTTCAAACCCGTTGAAAGGAGTGTAACAAATGTGGTTAAGAAACTACCCGACAAAAAGGAAACTGCTCAAAGATATTGAAAACCTCAGAGCAGAGAACAGACATCTCAGTATTGAGTTGAGAAACGCAAGAACGGACCTTGCACTCGAAAAGACAGCGTCAAGCGGTTATCGTCACGAAAACAGAGAGCTAAAACGCAAACTCAAAGCCCTTGAAACGCCTGAATCCGAAGCATTCAATTTTGAATGTATGGGGGTTTCAAATGTCAACTGAAAAAGAAAAATCCGCTGAAGCTCTGCAAAGCCTCAACGGATAGCAAGGATATAACAAATATAACCACTTTGATTATATCCTTTATTGATTAAAAAATCAAGAAGGAAGGTTGAAAAATGTCAGAAATAACAGTAAGCGAACAGCATAAGCAGGCAATTGAACTGCATCAGAAGATAATTGTCAGCGCTAACCTTGCACAGCAGAACATATGGGATATGTGCAACGGACTTAAAACAATGCGTGACAACAAGCTGTACAAGGAGCTTGGATATCAGAACTTTGAGGACTATTGCGAAACAGAGGTAGGTTTTAACAGAACACAGGCACATAAGTATATTTCTATTATAGAAAATACCTCTGAAAATGTTTACTCGAGTAAACATTTGGGAGTAAGTAAACTGTATCTCTTATCTACCATAAGCGAACCCGAACAGGCTGAAATCGCCGAAAAGCTCGACCTTGAAAGCACAACGGTTAAGCAGTTAAAAGCCGAAATTGACAGGCTGAAGGACGAAAAACAGGAGGCAACCGACAAGAGCATTGACTATTGCCGACAGCTCAATAACGCTAAGAAAGACGCCGACTATTACAAACAGCAGGCGGACACTTCAAAAGAAAGCTATCGCAATATTGAAAATCAGCTTGCAGAGGAAAAGAACAAAAATTTCAAGCTGACAAATAAAGTTCAGGAGCTTGAAAGCCTCCCTATCGAAGTTGCCGTTGCAGAGCCGACAGATTATGAACGCAGACTTAACGAAACAATCAAATCAATTGAAAAAGAAAACGAAAAACATAATGACAGGCTCGAGGCTGAATATCGTGAAAACGAAAAAATCGTCAGAAAACAGCTTGAGGATGAAAAACAGGAGGCTCTTCGCAAACAGAAGGAGGAGTATGAAGAAAGGCTGAAAAATGTTCAGACTGCCGACGGTCCATCAGATGACAAGGATGTCTTTAAGGCATATTTTTCAATTGCATATGACAGCTTTATCCGTATGCTCGATTTCGCCAAGCAGTCACAGGACAAGGAATTTTTCAAAGGCAAGGTTGAACATTTAATAGAGGCACTTGCCACACAAAACATAAATCTTTAAGGGGGGAACAACAATGAAACTTTATGAGCTTACCGAGATGTACTCGGATTTATTTAATCAGTTTGACGCTATCAACGAATGGGAACCTGATACGAATGCAGACGGAATGCCGATTGATGATGACGGCAACATTATTGCCAATGTGGATGCATACCGCAACAAGATGTTGACAGCGTGGTTCGATACTCTCACGGGTATTGAGGGCGAATTTGACGAGAAAGCTGAGAGCATTGCAATCTACTACAAACAGCTTCTTGCCGAGGCTAAAATGCTTAAAGCCGAAAAGGCGGCAATTGCAAAAAGACAGTCACAAAAAGAAAAACAGGCGGAGAGCCTTAAAACCTATCTGTTTAAGTCAATGCAGGCACTCGGCAGACAGAAGATTGATATGCCGAGAGCGGTTATGTCGCTTAAAAAGAACGCTCCGAGCCTTGTTGTTGATGATGAAATTTCATTTGTTGAGTGGGCAGAGGAACACAACCTTGACCACCTCTTAAAGTACAGTATGCCCGAAGTGAAAAAGAATGATGTCAAGGCTCTCTGCAAAAAGGGCGAAGAAATCCCCTTCGTGCACATGGAAGCCAAGCAGTCATTAAGTATTAAGTGAGGTGTTATTTATGGGATTACCTATATTGGTTTTAGGATATTCAGGCAGCGGAAAATCTGCCTCTTTAAGAAATTTCAAAGCAAATGAACTTGCTCTTGTGAATGTAAACGGAAAATCACTCCCGTTCAGAACAAAATTTACTTCTTCAATCAATTCCGACAACTACATAGATATTGAGGACTTTATCAAAAAGCAGAAATGCAAGTCGATTGCAGTTGATGATGCACAGTATCTCATGGCTAACGAGTATATGAGAAGAGCCAAGGAAACAGGCTTTCAGAAGTTTACCGATATCGGTAAAAATTTTTGGGAGCTTGTGAAAGAGGTTGAAACTCTCCCGAATGACACGATTGTTTATTTTCTCAGCCATATTGAAACCGACGAAAACGGCAGACAGAAAGCCAAAACAATCGGCAAATTGCTTGACGAAAAAATCTCGGTCGAGGGAATGTTTACCACGGTTTTGAAAACTGTTGTCGTTGACGGCAAGTATCTTTTTGCAACACAAACGGACGGTAACGATACCTGTAAAAGTCCGATAGGCTTGTTTGATTCAATGTACATATCAAATGACCTTAAAATTGTTGATGAAGCATTGAGAACATACTATTCAATGCAACCAGAACAGTATTGTGATGAGTGCAAAGCACCGATACTTTCGGACGGCAAACGCACCGTTAAACAGATCGTTGACGGCACAACCAAAAATTACGGCAGACAGCTCTGTATGCAGTGTGTTGCAAAGCTGATAAAGCAGAAGAAACAGGAAAAGCAGAGAGAGGGTGCAGACAATGCAACTTCGACCGTATCAGAATGACCTTGTTGAACAGGTAAGACAGGCTTGGCGAGATGGTTACAAAGCTCCTTGCATTGTCCTCGGTTGCGGTGGCGGAAAGTCCTGCATTGTCGCAGAAATTGCAAGACGAACAACTTGGAACGGGAAACGGGTGCTGTTCCTTGTTCATAGGAGAGAGCTTGTTGACCAAATATTCAGAACCTTTGTTCGCTGGGGTGTGCTTATGGATTTGTGCCAAATCGGTATGGTGCAGACCTTTACACGAAGATTGAAGAAACTGCCAAAACCCGCACTTATCATCACAGACGAAAATCATCACAGCCTTGCACAAAGCTACAAACGCATTTACGAACATTTTTCGGATGTTCCGAGGGTTGGCGTCACCGCAACACCTGTCCGATTAAACGGTGACGGATTAGGCGATGTCAACGATAAGCTCATAATCGGGGTGAGTACAAAATGGCTCATTGAACATAACTGCCTTGCCCCGTATGATTACTATGCTCCGAGTGTTGCCGACCTTACAGGACTGCACACCAAAATGGGCGAGTATGTCACCGCCGACATTGAAAAGGCAATGATAAAAAACACGGTATTCGGTGATGTTATCAAATATTACAAACAGCTTGCAGACGGTAAAAAAGCCGTCTGTTACTGTTCCTCGGTAAAGCACAGTCTTGCAACAGCGAAGGCATTCCGTGACGCAGAAATTTCAGCCGAGCATATTGACGGAGCAACTCCGAAGGCACAGAGAGAACAGATTATAGCCGATTTCAGGAACGGCAAAATTACAATCCTCTGCAATGTGGATTTGATTTCAGAGGGCTTTGATGTGCCTGACTGCGAATGCACGATTCTGCTCCGACCTACTCACAGCCTTACGCTTTACATTCAGCAGTCAATGCGATGTATGCGCTATAAGCCAAACAAAAGGGCGGTAATCATTGACCATGTGGGCAACTATGCAAGGCACGGAATGCCTGATGACGACCGAGAATGGACGCTTGAAAAACGCAAAAAGCTGAGTGTTAAAAAAATCGAAAAGGAGCAGGAGGAAAAGGTCAGACAATGTCCCGAATGTTTCTTTACATTTTCAGCACCGCCGGCAGGGCAGAAAGCCGTGTGTCCGCATTGCGGTTATGTTTTCCCGACAGCCGAAAGGACCGTTGAAACCGATACCACCGCAAAGCTAATTAAGGTTGAGGGATTCAAGCTTGATTTCAGCACACCCGATGATTGCCACAGCTATGCGGACTTGCTTGCATACGCAAAAAGCCACGGCTACAAAACAGGCTGGGCATATTTTCAGGCACGAAAGAGAGGTATGATAGCTTGACAGAAGAACACGCAATTCAGAACAAAATCCGTATTGCAATTGCACCGTACTGCGATATTTTCCGTATCAATGTGGGCGCAGGCTTTACAAAGGACGGCAGATATTTCAATACGGGAGTTCCGCCCGGATTTTCGGATTTGTTCGGTGTCAGAAAATCAGATGGCAGGGCGGTCTTTATCGAGGTTAAAACTCCCAAGGGCAGACCTACCGAAAAACAACAGAAATTTATACAGATGATGAAACTCAACGGTGCGGTAGCAGGAATATGCAGAAGTGCCGATGAAGCAATTAAATTAATTTTGGAGGAATAATCATGGGTTTTAAATCAAACTGGAACGAAGCAACACAGGGCAGTTCAATCAAGCCTGAGGGTGATTATGAGTGCCTTATCGCTAAGGTTGAGGAGAGAGTAACAAAGAATGGCAAAGAAAATCTGAACATCTCAATGGTAATCAGAAATGATGTTGAGCAGAACTATAAAAACGGATATATATTTGATACATTGTGGAAGAAGAAAGAGCCTACAAACGCAGACTTGCAGGTCAAGGGATACAGCTATGGTCAGATTATGGCACTCGGCAAGGCGGCAGGACTTCCCGATGGCAAGGAGTACGACAGCCTTGAGCAGTTCTGCGGTGAGCTTGTCAATAAGCCGTTGCGTGTAACTATAAAGCACGAAGAATACAACGGAAAAACACAGGAGCGAGTAAGCTGGAGAAATCCTACAAAATATCCGACTGTAAAGCATATTCCAAAGCAGACGACAACCAATACAGCTACAGCCTATGCACAGCCACAGCAGAGTTATGCACCTGCACAGACAGCAAATCAGGGCTTTGTTGATATGCCGATTGACGATGATTTGCCGTTCTGATTTTAAAGAAACTCTTCGGGAATTGCATAAAACAGTGCAATTTTCACCGTGTTTTTCCTTATATATGGAGGTGAAAAAATGGGCTTTACAAATTTAAACCCAAATAAAAATAAATATTTTGCAGTTCCCGAGGAATTGAAAGGTTACAAAAACTGGGTGTGCTGGCAGTCATATCCAGATCCGAAATCGCACAGCGGAATTTCAAAGAAACCGATAAATCCAAGAACGGGTGGCTTTGCAATGCCGAATAACTCGGACACTTGGTCAGACTTTGAAACGGCAGTCAGAGAATCCGCCAAATATTCAGGCATAGGCTTTATGTTCTCAAATTCACCGTTTTTCGGTGTTGACCTTGACGATATGCCGAATGACATTCAGGACTACCAAAACGGCGGAGCTGACAACATAATCAGTGAGTTTGTGAACACTTTGCAGAGCTACACCGAATTTTCGCAGAGCAAGACAGGCGTTCACATAATCTGCAAGGGAACTCTTCCCGAGGGCAGAAGAAAGGCGAAGAATGATTCGGGCGGTTTTGAAATGTACGAAAACGGCAGATTCTTCGTAGTGACAGGAGATTACTGCTCTGCATTTGCGTACATAAACGATTGCACCGAAAGCATAAAGCCGCTGCATTCAAAATATCTCGGCAAGGCAACAGAGCCACAGCCTAAGCTCCGTAGCGTTGCGGTCAATCTGAACACCGTTGACGATATTGTCAGAGCCGCCTGCAATGCCAAGAACGGAAGTCTTTTCAAGGCTCTGTACAGCGGTGATTTTTCGGCTTACTCGTCACAGAGCGAGGCGGATATGGCTTTTTGCAATATGCTTGCGTTCTGGTGCGGTTGCGATACCGACAAAATGGATTCGATTTTCAGACAATCAGGCTTAATGCGTGACAAGTGGGACAGAAAGCAGTCGGGTACAACCTACGGCATTATAACCCTGCAAAAGGCTGTGTCGGGCTGTACGCAGACCTATAACCCAAAACAGCATAACGATTATTCAATTTCAATCGGTGAGGGTAAGGCTGTTCAAGCGGTTGACGAAGAAAAAATGCGTGCCTACACCTTTGACGATATGGGCAATGCCGACAGGTTCGTTGATTTATTCGGCGATAATGTAAGGTATTGTTACACTGAGAAAAAGTGGTATTACTACAATTCTATGAAGTGGTGTGTTGACAATATCGGGGTGGTTTTGCGAATGGCGGACAAAAGCGTTGAGGCTATGAAAGCCGAAGCAAGACTGTACTTGCAAGCTGATGAAGAGAACGGCGGAGATATGTCAAAAGCATTTGAAAAGCATATGAAAGCAAGCCGTTCCAACAAATCAAAAAAAGCAATGCTCAACGAGGTTGAACACCACATCCCCGTGCTTCCGGCACAAATGGATAAATACCGTATGGCATTAAACACCCCAAGCGGAATAATCAACCTTAAAAACGGCGAAATGAGGGCGCATAATCCCGAATATTATTTTACAAAGATTACTTCGGTTGACTGTTCCCAAACGGCAGAGTGTCCCCGTTGGCTTGCATTCCTTGACGATATTTTTGCAGGCGATAAGGAGCTTATTCGCTACATTCAAAAGGCGGTCGGTTACAGTCTGACAGGCTCAACAGCCGAACAATGCGCATTCTTCCTTTACGGCACGGGACGAAACGGCAAGAGTACATTCATTGATGTTATCCGTGATGTATTCGGCGATTATGCCGCAAACATTCAGCCTGAAACAATTATGGTAAGAAACTCTCAGAGCAGTGCCATAAACAGCGACATTGCACGGTTAAAGGGCGCAAGACTTGTCACCTCGGTTGAGCCGAACGAGGGCGTGCGAATTAACGAGGGACTTCTCAAACAGCTTACGGGTGACGATACCGTAACGGCAAGAAAGCTGTACAGCGAGGAATTTGAGTTCAAGCCCGAGTTTAAGCTGTGGATGGCGACAAACCATAAACCGATTATCAGAGGCACCGACACGGGCATATGGCGAAGAATACATATGATACCGTTCAATGTTCAGATTCCCGAGGATAAGGTTGATAAGAACCTTACGCATAAGCTCAAAGCCGAAATGACCGCAATTTTTAAATGGTGTATTGACGGCTGTATTCTGTGGCAAAGAGAGGGTTTGAAAATGCCGTCTGCCGTTCTTCAGAGCGTGAGAGAGTACAAGCGTGAAATGGATGTTATTTCCGCCTTTATCGAGGACAGATGTGTGTTAGAGGGTTCGGTTCAGGCAAGCACGCTCTATGCCGCATATACAAGCTGGGCAGGAGATAACAACGAATATTGTATGTCAAATACCAAATTCAGCACCGAGCTTGCCAAACGATTTGAAAAGGTAAGAGGCAAAAACTATAACTTTTTCAACGGCATTTCACTTTTTAAAGATTGTTAAGGTGGAGGGTGGTGGAGGGTTTGACGGTTTTTCTAACCTTTCGTATAAGAAAAATAAACTAATATTATATATATAAAAAGGGTTCTTTAAAATAGCCCCAAACCCTCCACTACCCTCCGAAAGAGGTAATATGAAAAAATATGATTTTAAAAATCCACAGGTGTTTGAACAGCTTGAAGATAAAGCAATTGACGGTCAGCTTGATTACTCAGCCTTTCCTCCGCCCGAATATAAATACTTTTCAAGGCTTGCAAAGGTCGGCTACAACAACCGTCATAAAGGCTGGGACATAAACATCTGCCTTGAATGGCAGGACAAGCTCAGAACGGAGTATAAGCGTGATAGGGACAACGCAGACGAATACCGTATGCTCTCACAAAGAATTATGGATAATGTAAAGAAAAGTGCCGACTTCGTCCGTAAGATGTATCAGTCCCAAACCAACGAGCAAACCGTAATCAATGCCCTCCAAGCCTTAGAATGTCTAACCAACGAAAACGGCTTAACCAAAAGAATAACCGAAAAATTAAAGGAGAATGAAGAATGAGAGAAATATTATTTAGAGGCAAAGCGATACACCGTGACGAAGGTTGTCACCGAACAGAATACCAGAATGGCGAATGGGTGTATGGGTTAGTTACAAAATTGTATGATGAACAGTTTAAAAATTTACCCGCAGAAATGACGAATACAAACGGCATAAGTGGTATCGAAATTGATTACAAAACAATCGGGCAGTACACCAATATGCTCGATAAGAACGGTAAGAAAATTTTTGAAGGAGATATCATTGATTTTTTTGGTCGCTCAGACGGTGACGGCTATGGAGTTGTAAAGTACGATGCATACGAAACTGAATTTGGGTTTGAGTATGACAATATCTACAGAAGCCTCGGGATAAATTTTTATCCCGAAAATATTGAAGTTGTCGGGAATGTTTATGACAATCCCAAACTTGTAGGACGGTGAAAACAATGACAAACTTTGAAAAAAATCAAACAGATGTCAATTGACTGCACAAAACATTGGCTTGAAAGTGAGGTGGATATGGATTGACGGTTAAAGATTATTTATATTCGGTCAGGGTTTCGGATAAGCTGATCAGGACGAAAGAACACGAGCTGTCAGAACTCAGGTTGAATATTGCGCAGGTATCGGTTAAGCAAAACGAACCTGTTAAGACATCGGGAGTTAATGACCCTATGCGGATTGTTGACAGGATTGCAGACCTACAGGCTGAAATCAATCGGGAGATTGACAATCTTGTACGGTTGAAAACTGAAATTCGCAGTAAAATCAACGCACTTGATGATTACCGTTACATTGCGATTTTGACCGAGTATTACATAAATTGTCATCGGTGGGAAGATATTGCAGAGTGTATGGAAATGAGCGTAAGGCATACCCTGAGATTACACGGCGAAGCGTTACAGGCGTTCCGAAAAAAGTTCGATTTCTCGTAAAATTATTTTGAAATGTCATTGAATGTCACCCTTACCCTGCGTATAATGGTATTATGAAAGTTTGACAAACAGGACATATGTAAAACTCTCCTAAGATAAAAATTGCACAGACCGCTCTCGTTTGAGGGCGGTTTTGTGTTGTGTGTGGTTATTTTATACAAATTGTTACTTTCTTAATTGTGCGGTTTACAGAAAAATGTAAAATCTGTTGAATTGTGTCAAATAATATGATAGATTAGTGATATATTACAACTAAGGAGAGTTGCATATGAGCGAAGAAAATAAGGCAAAAACCTGTTTTGTTATAATGCCTATATCAGATCAGCCGAAATACCCTGCAGGTCATTTTGACAAAATATACGAACAGATAATTGTTCCTGCTGTCAAAGAAGCAGGATTTGAACCTATAAGAGCAGATAGCAATCAAATATGTGATTCGATAATGCAAAAAATTTTGAAAAATTTAGTTGAATGTGATATGGCAATTTGCGATTTAAGTTCAAGAAATCCGAATGTTATGTATGAATTAGGAATTCGACAAGCCTATGGTAAAAAAGTAGTTTTGATACAGGACGATGCTACTGATAAAATTTTTGATGTAGCAGGAATAAATACTGTTTTTTATAAGAGAGATAGGTTGTATGAAAATGTTATTAAGGCAAAAGATGATATTGCTAATGCGATAAAGGAAACTTATGAAAATGGTTCATTTTCGTTAATGAGTATAGCAAATTTAGAAAATGCAACTGTAGATAATTCCAAAGTTGATGAGGTCGTTTTCGATAGATTTATGATGAAATCAATATATTCAAAGTTAGATGCTATTGAAGATTCAATAAGAATGTTTTCTAATACACCAAATGTTAGTGACGAATTAAATGTTGACCTTAATAATCGTGAATTTGCAAGCTTGCTTATGGAATGTCGATATGCATTGAGAAACAATCCCAATAATCTTGATTTACTTATTTCCTGTTATCAAAAATTGTTGAGAGTTAATAGTTTATTGATTAACAATAAGGACAATAAATTACTTACGCCTAAAGACTGTTTGATATTAAGAAATACACTGGCAGAATTGAATGACAGAATTAATGATTTAACGCTTAATACTGATTAATTGAGAGTGCATTTAGTACTCTCTTTTCTTTTGCTTATTTTTAGAATTTTCAGACAAAGAGAGGTGATACCGTGAAAGACAAATTAAATGCAAGACAGAGGAAGTTTGCGGAATATTATGCGCAGAGCGGTAACACCGTTCAGAGTGCGATACAGGCAGGATATTCCGAAAATTACGCAAACGCAAGAGCGTATGAATTGTTGGAGAAAGTTGGAGTTTCAAAATACATCAAGGAGCTTTCCGATAAGCTCAAGGATGAGCGCATTATGAGTGCAAAGGACAGACAGGTTGCTTTGTCCGATATTGCCCGAAGTGCTGAGCAGGACACCTCCGACAGAATCAGGGCGATTGACACGCTCAACAAGATGACGGGCGAATACACCGTTAAGGTTGACGCAAAGGTTGAGCAGTCAGAAAAGCTATCCGATGTGTTCAGACAGTTGGGTGGTGAGGGACTGAGTGAGTAACAAATTCCCGTTGTCACAAAAGTATATCGACTTTATCAACACAACAAATGTGTCGGCTGAATTTCTTGAAGGAACTACAGCGTCCGGCAAAACTACCGTCGGAGCAGGCGTTAAGTTTATGCGAATGGTGTCGCAGTCGCCGAAGAAGCTTCACGCAATTGCCGCCAAAACTACGGGCAAGGCTGAGGAAACTATAATTCAGCAGGACAACGGTATTCTCGACTTGCACCGCAACGCTGTCTATTGCGGCAACGGCGACAAGGACTACAAGCTGCCGCATATCAAGTTTGAGGACAAAATTATCTATATTCTCGGTTACAGCAGTCGGGATAAGTGGGAAATGGTTCTCGGTGCGCAGTTTGGGTGCGTTTATATTGACGAAATCAACACCGCTGATATCGAGTTTATCCGAGAGATGTCAACCCGTAATGACTATATGCTTGCAACGCTGAATCCCGATGATCCGAGCCTGCCTGTGTATAAGGAGTTTGTCAATCGCTCCCGTCCTTTTAAAAAATATGAAAACGATGTTCCTCCCGAGATTACGGCGGAGCTTACCGAAGAACCTGTACCGAATTGGCGGTATTGGTTCTTTTCTTTTGCCGACAATTTAAGTCTTACACCCGAACAGATTGAAAAGAAAAAGAACTCTGCACCGAAAGGTACAAAGCTCTATAAAAATAAAATCTTAGGTTTGCGAGGCAGAGCAACAGGTCTTGTGTTCCCGAATTTTGAGAGGGCAAGACATATCAAATCAAAAGAGTGGGCAGGAAAGTTTTTGAACTGTAACCGCAAGTCGGAACACTTTGTTCAGTTCACCGCAGGTCTTGATACCGCCTATTCGCAGAAGTCGCCTGACACTATCGCAATGACATTTTACGGTATTACCAATCACGGCAAGTGTGTTCAGCTTGATGAAAGAGTTTATAACAACGCTGAAATGCAAACGCCTATTGCCCCGAGTGACACGGTGAAGAATTTTATTGATTTTCTTGACCGCAACCGTGATGAATGGGGCTTTGCACGCACGGCTTTTATTGACAGCGCCGACCAAGCGACTATTACCGAATTTCAAAAGTATAAGCGACAGCACGGCTGTGTCTATGACTTTGCAAATGCATGGAAGAAAACGAAGATTATTGACCGAATCAATCTTGTACTCGGCTGGCTTGCCAACGACTGTTATTTTGTGCTTGAACATTGTAAAAACACGATTGCCGAGTTTGAAATTTACAGCTGGCGAGAGGATAAAGACAATACACCCGAGGACGGTCACGACCATTGCATTAACAGCGGTCAATATGCGTGGCTACCGTTTAAAAATATTATTGGAAGTGAAATAAATGGGGCTGATTAACAGAATGGCTGAATCTATCAGATCTGGAATTAAAAACTTTTTGCAGATTACTCCTGCAAGCGACAAAACAATTACCGTCACCGAAACAAGCAATCATCTGACCGAGTGCTTTATCAATCGCATTTGGTATTGGGGCAACAGCAGACAGCTTGCGGAGCTGTACAGGCAGATTGATACAAACAAAACTATGTTTTGGGCGGCAAAAAGCACAAAGGGGCTTGAAATCCGTAAAATACACACGGGCTTGCCGGCACTCATCTGCGAAACGCTTGTGAATATCGTAATTGCCGACTACAACGGCACAGATGTTACAAGTAAAAATTCAACCGCTTATGCAGAGCGTTGGGAAGACATTGAAAAGCAGAACAAGCTATCCGACACGGTTAAACAAATGCTCCGTGACCTATGTGTTGTTGGTGACGGTGCTTTTAAGGTCAGTTTTGACACGGCTGTATCAGATGTTCCGATTGTTGAATGGTATCCTGCCGAAAACATCGACTTTACATATGTGCGTGGCAGAATCCGAGAGGTTAAGTTTTACACCGATTACACGCAAAAACACCGCCGTTACCGCTTTGAAGAAACATACGGTTACGGCTATATTCACTATGCTTTGTATGATGACAACGGCAAAGAGATTGACCTGCACACGGTTGACGCTCTTTCATGGATTGATTCAAAGGGCGTTACATTTGACGAATCATATATGTGGGCTGTACCTGTCCTTTACGGCAAATCGTGCCACAAGGGCAGAGGTGCGGGCATTATCGGCATAAAAACAGACGCTTTCGACAGTCTTGATGAAGTGTGGTCACAGTGGATGGACGCACTCAGAGCCTGCCGAACAAAGCAGTATGTGCCTGATTGCCTTGTTCCGAGAAATCCCGAAACCTGTCAGCCGATATCGCCAAATCCGTTTGACAACCGATTTATCACCGTGGGCAACGATATGTCTGAAAACGGCAACGGCAACAGGATTTACACCGAAAGTCCGCAGATTCAGCACGAAAGCTATTTGAGTTCATACATTACTGCCCTCGACCTCTGTTTGCAAGGTATTATATCGCCGTCAACTCTCGGCATTGATACGAAGAAGCTTGATAATGCAGACGCTCAGCGTGAAAAGGAAAAGACAACCCTTTACACAAGGCAGAACCTTGTGAAAATTACGCAGAACGCACTTCAAAGCCTTGTTGCAGTTGTACTCAATGCAGACGGTGAACTTAACGGCAATGGTATTGTTGAGGGCTTGGAAGTATCCGTAAACTTCGGCGAATATGCAAATCCGAGCTTTGAAAGTCAGGTTGAAACTGTGTCAAAAGCAAGACAGGGCGGTTTGATGTCAGTTGAAACCTCGGTTGACGAGCTTTACGGCGACAGCAAGTCGGAGGATTGGAAAGCCGAAGAGGTGCAGAGAATTAAGGAAGAACAGGGCATTACAGGCGAAGAAGAAAAATCGGAGCTTGACGATGTGGACCTTACCGACACAGAAGAACCTGACAATAACGCAGATGATGAAGAAAATGCGGAAAATAATGCAGAAAAAACCGAAAGCAATCCCGAACAGAATGATACACAGGTAAACAATGAGTGATTACAATATCAGAGAAGCCTTTGAAAAAATCGAAGATGAACTGATTAACAGCATGATGAGAAATTTCAGCCGTCACAGAGCCGAAGAAACCAAAGAGGGTTACAACTGGACACAATGGCAGGCTGAACAGCTCAAAAGTCTTGAAGAGTACCGTAAGCACAACGCAAAGAAATTCGGCAAGCGTTTCAAAACCATTAACGGCAAGGTTGAAGAGATGATTCGCACCGCCAAAGCTGACGGAAATGCAAGTCAGGAGGCAGAAATTCTTGAAGCTGTCAAGGACGGTTTCAAATCCCCGAAAAAGCCGTCAGCACACAGCACAGCCGAATTTTTTAAGGTGAATGATCGTAAACTTGACGCACTCATAAAATCGACCACAGACGATTTAAAGAGGGCAGAAACGGCAGTTTTGCGTATGAGCAACGACAAGTACCGCAAGGCGATTTTTAACGCACAGGTTGCAATGAACACGGGTGCGGTTACATACGAAAAAGCCGTTGATATCGCCTGCAAAGATATGCTCAACGCAGGTCTTAATTGTGTGGAATACAAAAACGGTGCAAGGCATACGCTCTCGGATTATGCGGATATGGCGGTTAAAACAGCCAACAAAAGAGCCTATCTTCGTGGCGAGGGCGAAAAGCGAGCCGAATGGGGAGTATCCCTTGTTGTTGTGAATTCAAGACAGGGCGGCTGCCCCGATTGTGCAAAATATATCGGCAAGGTGTTTATTGACGATGTGTATTCAAACGGCAAAAAGTCAGACGGAAACTATCCGCTTCTCTCAACCGCAATCAAGAACGGTTTGTTTCATCCAAGATGTAAGGACAGCACAAGTACATATTATCCCGAACTTGATGATTTGGACGCACCGTTGTCTGAAGATGAAATCAAAGAGCTTGACCGTCAGCGAGGAATTGAGGAAAAACAGCAGTATGCACAGCGACAGGCAGAACGCTTTGACCGCCGTGCCGAATACAGTCTTGATAAGGACAATAAACGCATTGCCCAAACCCGAGCCGATGAGTGGCACGATAGGGCGAATATACTTGAAGAAAAGGCAAAACAATTCTCACTAAACACCAATGAACAGAAATATTACAGACCTGTTTTTGAAGAAGATATATCAAAAACTTTTGAACGCAAAATTGAGGGCGAAACAATTACAATTGATACCCACAAGGGAAATACATTGTGTGATAATGTTTATATTTCAGATAAGGTAAAGCTAAAACGAAAAGAACTTCATAATTTTGATATGCAAGTGAGAAAAGCGTTTGATATGCTCGGAGAGGTTGAAACAAGCGGAAAGCCTGAAATTTGTATTGTCACTCCCGAAGAAATGCGAGTAAATGCTATTGCTTCATATATGCCAATGCAGAATGTTCTAAATGTCAATTCAGCATACTTTTCAACAAGTGATTTGTCAGGCTTACAAGAAAACTTGGCTTGTCCGCAAGACAGATTGAGTACAATTCTGCACGAACTGATTCATTGGCAAGACGCTAAAAATTACAGAGCAAAATTCGGAAGTATTAACGATTATTTTGAATATTGCGATTACCTTAATAAAATTTATGCTCCAAAGGTTGAAAAATTGATAAATAACGGTTATAATATAGAGGATATAAGTGAGTATGCTTTTGAATGCTTAAAAGATAAAGCTATGGATGAAGTGTATAACGAGTACAGAGTCAGCAAACTTTTAGGGTGATGATGGTATGAGATTGATACAAACTGAAGAACAAAAATCTCTATGGAATGCGTTTAAGCCGTACCTTGTAACAAATGGTTTAAATGTCACTTTGCGTGAAGATGCTCCACAAGAAGCTAAAGATGCTGAAGCACTTTACAGTAAGCTTAGAGAGAAACAAAAAATGCAATATCTAAAAGATAGTGGTATAATCTAACCGCTCCGTAAAAAGGGCGGTTTTGTTATATGCAATTCACAAAAACAGCATAAAATTACGAATTGAGCATTTTATAATCGACAGCAATGTTGATTATAGGGTGCTTTTTGCATTTAAACCCGTCGATTTCGACCGGTTTAGAAAGGTGGTGACAGAATGAAAATCAGAGTAACAACAGCATTTAATGACAGGCAGAACGGCTATGTAACCCGACCTGTGAATGAAGTTTTTGAATGTTCCGAGCAGAGGGCAAAGGAACTCATTGACGGCGGTTTTGCAGAAGAGGTCAAGTCTGACGCTCCCAAAAAGCCGAGAGCCAAAGCAGTTAAAACAGAAAAAACAGAAAAAACAGAAAAAGCGGATTAAGCACTTTACGAATATGTAAGGTGCTTTTTTATTGTCCGAAGACATTAAACTACGGGAGACACCGTGCAAAACTGAAACAGAGAGACACTCTATAAACTGATTACGGGAGACACCCGAAAAACTGAAAGGATATGAAAAAAATGGCAGAACCAAATCCAACACCAACCCCCAATGAACCGACACCTGCACCGCAGGGAACTCCACAGGGAAACGCTCCTGCCTTTGATTATGACAAGCTCGCAAGCCTTATTACAGGCAAACAGAGCGTGACAGAGGACACCGTTTTGAAGTCATATTTTAAGGAGCAGGGATTGTCAGCCGATGAGATGAAAGAGGCTATCGGTGCTTTTAAAAAGCAGAAAGCCGAGAACACTCCCGACTTTGCAAAAATGCAGTCGGAAGTTGAATCTGCAAACAACGCAAAGCTCACGGCAGAAGTCAATCAGTCGGCAACCCTCGAAGCCGTAAAACAGGGCGTTGACATTGCAACCGTTCCGTATGTGCTTAAAATTGCAGACTTTTCAAAAGCTGTGACAGACGGCAAGGTCAATGCGGAAAAGCTGACAGAGGCTGTTAAAAAGGTGCTTGACGATATCCCCGCACTCAAGGGCAAACCTGCCGAGAACGACACAGGAGTTAAGAAAATCGGCGGTGACGGCAACGGCACATCGGACGGTACAAAACCAAAGGCAAATGTTCCTACCAAAAAATGGAACAGATTTAATATTTAACCAAAGAAAGGATTGAAAAATTATGGCAAACACAAATAACTATGCCGAGCAGTTCAGCCCTGATCTGCTCGAAATTCTCGTTCAGGGCACACTTACATCACCGTTCATCACTTCAAATGTAAAGTGGGTTGGTGCAAGAACATTCCACTTCACACAGATGAGTACATCAGGCTTTAAGAACCACAATCGCAACGGCGGTTGGAACAAGGGCAAGTATATTCAGACAGATGTTCCGTTCACCTGCGAACACGACCGTGATATTGAGTTTCTCGTTGACAAGGCAGATGTTGATGAAACAAATTCGACCGCAAGGGTTGAGAACATTTCAAAGACATTTGAACAGACACAGGTTGCTCCCGAAACAGACGCACTTTTCTTCTCGAAGGTTGCAACAAAGGCTCAGGCAACAGACGGATATCATTCTTCAACAAAGACATCGGAGTGGACTAAGGAGAACGCTTATTCAAAGCTCAAAACAATTCTCTCTGCCGGCAAGCTCCGCAGATACAAGGCAAGAGGCACACTTGTTGCCTATGTGACATCTCACATTATGGACTGCCTCGAACAGTCAACAGAGTTCACTCGCAAGATTGAGCTTACACAGATTGCAGAGGGCGGTATCGGTATTGAAACAAGAGTGACCGAGATTGACGGTTGCCCTATCATCGAGGTTATTGACGATGAGCGTTTCTACGATAACTTCAACTTTAACCCCGATGACGGCGGTTTTGAGCCTGCAACAGGCGCTCACAAAATCAATGTTCTTGTTGCTTGCGGTGAAACCTGCAAGACTGTTCCGAAGATTTCAAGCATTTACTTCTTTGCTCCCGGCTCACACACAGAGGGTGACGGCTGGCTCTATCAGAACCGTTCGCTTTCCGATGTATTCGTATTCCCGAACGGCAAGGACGGCAAAATTGACAGCATTTATGTTGATGTTGACACAACGGCGGTTGCGTAATGTATGCTGATTACATTGAACATCAGGGCGGAGATGAAAACAGTATTATCTCTGCCGAACACATTGATGTTCTGACTTTTAACCGCATTGATTTTGAAAAACTTTCGGAAATGCAGAAGAGAATCATCGGCAGAGTGCATAGCAGACTTACTGCTTTTGAAGAAGAAAATGCCGATATGATTTCTTCCTACCTGAAAAGCTATTCAATCAACGGCACATCAATGGAATTTGGCGCAAGCTGGAATTTAATGTGTATCAGCGGAGTGGCAATTCCTGCCGACCTCTATGCGTTGCTAAAATCAACAGGACTTTGTTATCCTGCAATCTGAAAGGTGCGTGAAAACCGTGAAATTTCCGTCACTTGTAAAAAAGCAGTTTTGCAAAACTCCTGTCGAGGTCACAATCTACGGTGAGGGAATAACCGAGGACGGCTCTCCTGTTATCGCATTTGAGTGCAAAAACCTGTATCCCTCCGACAGCTTGTACCCGTCAGCAACCCTGCACGGTGGCTCTGCCTTGTGTAATATGCAGTCAAAGGCAAAGACGGTCTATACCAAAGAGCAGAAAATTGTTCAGGTGTCGGCTGTCTTGCTTTTTGACGGCGACATTGCCCCCGACAGCCCCACTTTAAGCGGTGGCTTTGTAATCCTTGACGGCGTAAAACGAAACATCGTACAGGGTACAAAACACCGCAACCCCGACGGCAAAGTTAATTTTACGGAATTGGATGTGATTTAATGGGATTTTCGGTATCATCAAAAATCAAACTCAATATGCCTGTTGTAAAACAGCTTGACAAGGCAAAGCAACAGGCTCTTGAACAGACAGGTGACGCACTTCTTAAACAGGTGAAAAACACGCAGGTAATGCCGTTTGATACGGGTAATCTTCAGAACGAAAATACCTTTGAAGATTGTGCGCAGAGTTGGAACGGCACGGTTAAAATTGTGTCAAGCACTCCGTATGCAAGGCGGTTGTATTTTCATCCCGAGTATAATTTCAGCCGTAAGGAAAACATTGCCGCAGGCGGTAAATGGTTTGCTCCGTGGCTTGAGGGTGGTACACGGCAGAATTTTTGCAGTCGGGCATTTGTGAGATTTTACAGAAAGGAAGCAGGACTTTGATTTACTTATCGGACATCAGAGATTGGCTCAAAAGCGTTACCTCAGCCGAGCATTATTACATCGGCAAACTTGACAACAAGCAGGACAGGTCAATCGGTGTGTATTCATTAAAGCAGTCGGGAACACCCACAAGGGCAATCGGCGGTGAAAGCACCTACGATACAATAAGCGTGTCTTTGCTTATCCATTACACCGACAACGCAAGAGAAACCGAGGAGTTTGCACGCAGACTTTACGAAACGCTTTACGACATTAAAAATGTTGAAATTAAGGAACACAAAATCTATATAATCGAACTGCTCACGGAAGAACCCGTTGATGTGGGAACAGACGACAAGGGTGTGTATGAGCAGGTCATTGAAGTTAAATTTTATTACGAAAGGAAGTAATTTTATGGCAAAAGTTGAATCGGGAGTATTCCCGTGCTATGAAAATCAGTTTGCGGTTGGCAAGGCAGGAACAGAATCCGCCACGACAAATATTGCTAACTGCGAAGAATTTTCTGTTGCATTTGACAACGGTGTCGAGGAATGGACAGCCTTTGAAAACGAGGGCTGGAAGTCAAGGCTTATGACAGCAAAGTCAATCACAATTTCGGTAAAGGGCAAGCGTACAATCGGTGACGCAGGCAATGACCAGATTGCCGCCCTTGCATTTGAAAACGGCAGAAAGACAGAAGTTTCGTTTATGTGGACCTTCCCTAACGGTGCAACCGTCCTCTTTAAAAATGCAGTTGTATCCGTTACATCAAACGGTGCAGGCGCAAGTACGGGTGTTGCTCCGCTTGAATTTGAAGTTATGTCAAACGGCAAACCCGTATATACAGCAGCCGCTTAAAAAACGAAAGGAATGAACGATTATGTCAAAGTTAATTGATATTACAGACAAGCTTAATTTTGAGGAAAAGCCGAGTGTCAGAGTTAAAAATGTTGACCTTGCAATCAACAATGACGCAGTTTCAATGCTCAAAGTTGCGGCACTTTTTGAGGACGGCAACGGTAAAAGTAAAGATGTTATCGAAATGTATCATCTTCTTTTTGATGAATCCGAGAGAGAAAAGATTGAAAAGTTAAAGCTGAATATGCACGATTTCAACGCCCTTATCAGCGAATCTGCCAAAATTGCAACAGGCGATTTGACTGACGAGGGGGAAGCTCAGACCCCGGCTACGACCTGATTGATGACTTTGATTTAATCGTGTCGAGCTTTCGCTCGGAGTACGGGGTCAGCATTTATTCAAAGGATTTTGCTAAAATGAGTTGGAATGAGTTCTGCTCACTTCTGCAAGGCTTAGGACCCGAAACACCGCTTGCAAGAACGGTTCAAATTCGCCTTGAAACCGACAAAGAAGTCTTGAAAAACTTTACTTCGTCACAGCATAAAATCCGCAACAAATGGCGGTCAAGGAATGTAAAGCACTATTCAGACGAAGATATGAACACCGTTCTTGCAGAATTTCAAAACTTCTTCGCTAATTTGTAAATTTGCACATAATTTTCGCTGTATCTACAAAATTCTTGACAATGTTAATATATAGTGATAAAATGTAACATACACTAACAAATTTATTAAGGAGAGTGTATGTTTATGAAATGTCCACATTGCGGAAACGAATTAAAGGACGATGCAAAATTTTGCGACAAGTGCGGTGCAGGATTTGGCGGAAACGATTCAACCTCGGCAACCGTAAATCCTGCAAATGCAAAGAAGAAAATTTACAAGCGTTGGTATTTTTGGGTTATTATCGTTGTTGCTATTATGATTGTTGGCGGTGTAAACGGTGCAATTAACGGTAACAGCGGTTCAAACAAATCAAAGCAGGAAACTACTGTTGCAAATCAGAGTTCAGAAAAAGCAACTGAAAAAGCGACAGAAGCACCGACCACAAAAGAAGTTGCAACAGAAAAGCCTACTAAAGACCCGAAGAAGGTTGAAAAAGAATTTAAAGACGGTTGCAAAACAGTCGACTTTAAAACTCTTTCAAGAAACCCTGACAAGTACAAAGGTAATGACTACAAGTTTGAAGGTCAGATTATTCAGGTTCAGGAAGGCTGGGGCGATTCGGTTGACCTGAGAATCAATATAACCAAAGAAGAAAATGAGTATCTTGATGAACCATTGTGGACTGATACAATCTACGCAACTGTAGAAATTCCTGACGGTGCGGACAAACTCCTTGAAGATGATGTAATCACATTCTGGGGAACTTGTGACGGCGACTATACATATGAAACCGTAATGGGCAACAATGTGTCACTTCCGAAAATCGACATCAAATACTACGAACTCAACAACTAAAACAAAAAGCCACTCCAAATGGGGTGGCTGTTCTTTTGCAAAATTTTTAAGCGTACATCATAGCGGTGTGCGCTGTTTTTATGCCTGTTTTTAAAAAATCTAAAATGAAAGGAAGTGGTGAATATGGCGACAAAGGCGGGTGAAATTGAGCTTGATGTCAGGCTGACAGGTGATGATATTTCAAAAACATTGCATAAGATTTCCGATTCAATTACCAAAAAGTTTGATTCGGCATTTTCAAGTCTTTCAAAAGATTTTGAAAATGTAAGCACTGATATGAAACAGTCCTTTTCAAAGGTTGCAGAGGGCGTTTCTCAGAAAACCGAAAAAGAGTTTTCAAATATCAAAGGCAGCGGTGAGCAGTTAAGCAATTCGGTTTCATCTTCGTTTAAGAAAATCGGTGCGGCTGTGGTTGCCGCCTTTTCCGTTGCCAAAATCAAGGAGTTCGGTCAGCAGTGCATTGAATCGGCTGCGGAAGTCAATGCGGCAAATTCGCAGTTTGAGCAGACATTCGGCACAATGCAGTCGCAGGCAGAATCAGCCATTCAGAGCGTTGCCGATCAAAGCGGTATTCTTGAAACCCGATTACAGGGTGTCGGCACAAGCATTTATGCCTTTGCAAAAACTACTGGAATGGACAGTTCAAGTGCTTTGGGTATGATGCAGGAGGCTTTGCAGGTAACAGCCGATAGTGCCGCATATTATGACCGTTCGCTTGAAGACACCGCAGAAAGCCTGAAATCGTTCTTGAAAGGCAACTTTGAAAATGATGCCGCACTCGGTTTGTCCTGTACTGAAACCACACGAAATGCGGCGGCTAATAAGCTGTATGGCAAGTCATTTATGGATTTGTCGGAATCGCAGAAACAGCTCACGCTTTTGCAAATGGTTAAGGACGCTAATCAGCTTTCGGGTGCTATGGGACAGGCAAGCCGTGAAGCAGACGGTTGGGAGAATGTAACGGGCAACCTCAGAGAAAGTTGGAAACAGCTCCTTGCCGTAGTCGGTCAGCCTATTTTACAGGTGGCAACTCAGGTTGTAAAGCGGTTGAGTTCCGCACTTGCGACTTTAACGGAATATGCCAAAGGTGCGGTTGAATCGCTTTCAAAGGTCTTCGGCTGGGATACAGGCAACAACACCGCAAGCAATATCAAATCTGCGTCCGATTCTGCCAAAAGCCTTACGGATACGGCAGATGACAGTTCAAAGTCACTTGATAATGTTCAGAAAAGTTCCGAAAAAGCAAAGAGAAGTGTTGCGGGCTTTGATAAGCTGAATGTGCTTTCAAGCTCTGACAGCTCATCTTCAAAGTCAGACACCTCCTCGTCAAAAAGCTCTTCAGGCGGTTCATCGGGCGGAGCTGTTGCAAAGAATGTTGTCAAGGACACAAGCAAAAATCTTTCGGGGGCATTCAAAAATCTATACGAAAAAAGCGGATTCAAAGGCTTTGTCGAGAATGTACAGAAAGGTATTAACAAGGTTGACTGGTCAGCTATAGGCAAGAACTGCAAGACCGTTTTTGATAATGCTGTTCCCATAGTTCAAAAGGCATTCGGCACAATGCAAAAGGTCGGTTCTGCAAAACTCGGGGCAATCGGCTCTGCATTCGGAGCGGTTGCGACAATCGGCGGAAAGTCGTTTCAGACCATTTCAGGCGGTGTTGCTAAGTGGATTTCAAAAGACAGGGAAAAGATTATCGGCTTTATCGACACCATAGGCAACAATCTTACAAACGGCTATAACAACCTTTCAATCTTTTTTGATAATTTCGGTACACTTGCAGGCAATGCAATTGACAATGTTCGCCCTCAAATGGAAGAATCAATTTCCAATCTTTTAAGCAGTCTTACAACCTTTGCGGGCTCAGTCGGCGAAGTCGTTTCGGGTGCGTTTTCAACTGCAACCGAAAGCCTTGTTGAATGGACTGAAAATGACGGTGCAACAATCACAGAATTTCTTGAAAATTTACAATTGCAGTTTGCAGATGTGTTTGACTTTATCGGTCAGATTTTCGGAAATATCGGAACAATTATCAGCGAATGGTGGAACGGCAACGGACAGCAGATTTTTCAGAATGTCTGCAATATGTTTACCAATATCGGCACAACCCTGATGAATGTTTACAATCAATGGATTAAGCCTGCGTGGGATTTTATCGTAGCAATAGTAAAGTCAGCTTGGGAAAACTGGCTGAAGCCTGTTTTTGAGGGTGCAATAAACTTCTTCGGCAAGGTTGCAGACTGTGTTTCAACCGTGTGGAATAACTTCCTGTCACCGTTTGTAAACTGGCTTGTCAGCTTTTGGGGACCTATATTTCAGAATGTTTTCAATGCCGTAAAAAGAGTGTTTGATAATGTGTTTACATTTATCGGTGGGTTGGTTACCTCTATACAGAAAACATTCGGCGGTCTAATTGACTTCATTACAGGCGTTTTCTCAGGCGATTGGAACAAAGCATGGCAGGGTATCTATGACTTCTTCAAAGGCATTTGGGACGGCATTTGCGCCGTGTTTAAGTTCATTATAAACGCAATCATTGACGGCATAAATGCGTTATGGACGGGCATTTATAATTTCGTTTCGGGTGTTGTTAATTCAATCGGCGGAATTGCGGGTGTTATCGGAGCGGCTTTTGGACAGGATTGGAGTTTTTCAATGCCTGAAAATCCGCCTCTCATTCCGAGATTTGAAGAACCCACGGAATCACCGGCACGAAAATTTGCAAAAGGCGGTATTGTTAAAGCTCCGACACTTGCGGTTGTCGGCGATAACGCAGGTGCTAACAGCGGTAACCCTGAGGTTATTTCTCCTCTTAACAAGTTACAGGGTATGCTCGACAATTCGGGCGGTCAGGATACAGTGATTCTCACACAAATTCTTGACCTGCTTAAACGTATTTATGAAATGTTCATTATCTTTCGCAATAACGGCGGCAACACTTATTCATTTACTGCCGAGCTTGAGGGTTCAACGCTTTTTGAAGAAATGATAAGACAGGATGAGCTTTACAGACGCAGACACAACGGTAAATCCGCATTTGTATAAAGGGGGGGATGATATGTCAAATTATAACGGCTATTTGCTTAAATTCGGTAACAACATAATGCCGAATAAGTACATTACCGCATTTTCGTCAACTCCGAATCAGCGACTTGAAACTTCTGCGGAACGAGATCAGAACGGTACGCTTCAAAGGGCAACGCTGCCAAATTACAAAACAAAAATTTCGTTTTCAACTCACATTCTTCATCTTGACGAAAAGATTGATTTTCAGTCGATTATCAACCTCTCAATGGCGAATAAGTTACAGAGAAAGTGCAGGGTAACTTATTGGAACGATGAAACGAACAGCTATTACACCTCTTATTTTTATATTCCTGATATTGAATATACCGTAATGAATGCCGAAAAGAATGATATAACCTATCAGCCGATTACTGTTGAGCTGATTGAGTATTAAGGGGTGATTTTTAAAAATGCTTGTATCTAAAGAAATTGCTGATAAGTTGAAAACAAACACACTTTACAACACCGTTGCCCTGCATTCCCCCGACGGCAGTTTTGAGGATATAACAGGTGAAAGTATCGTGCTTGACAGCTTTTCGCTTGAAAATGAAATCGTTGAAAAAGAATTGAAATTCGGCGGTTGCATAGCCTCTGAAATGAGCGTGAAACTCATTGATTATGATTGCTCGGCTTTGATAGGAAAGGCGGTACAGGTCATCATAACGGCAACATATCTTGAATCGGAGCTGTATCCGTCAGATGATTTGTACCCGTCAAATACTCTTATTTGTCCTGCCGAAACAGGAACGGTTGAATGTCCTGTTTTCTACGGCAAAATTCAGTCGGCTCAAAGAGATAAAAAACAGCGTAACATCGTCAAAATCACAGCCTATGACGCTTTTTATGATATGTCAAAGGTGGATATGTCTTTGTGGTTTGCAGGCAAAGAGAACGAGGACGGCAGTTTTGCTTATGGTTATGCGCACTATCAAAAAGACGATAATTTTAAGAGCTTTTATTCAATAATCGCAGAATTTGCCAAAGATTATGCAATTACAGGGGTTTCACCGCCGAGCTTATCTATCTTTAGTGTACCGCTGAAATTTGATGATACCTGCGTGGAAAAGGTTATAAAGGACATTACCTTGTCAGATTTAATCCAAGCTTATGCAGAATTAACTTTGAGCTTTGCCGTTATAGATGCCGACGGAAAAATGCGTTTTAAAAGGCTGTATTCTCAATCTTCCGTTGAAACAATCGATTCGTACAAAGATTTATCCTTTGAAGATTACGAACTTGAGCCTATCCGTATGTACAGTGCTAAATTTGCTGATAAAAAAGCGTTTTTGTATGGCAACAGTAATGATTTTTCTTGGTATGTTTCCGATAACATTTTGATGAGGTGCAGAACAACAGCAAGTGATATCGGCACAAAATATAATTCTGTTAATTTTTTTGGTGATGTATATAAATACCGCCCGACAAAAATTAAGCTGTTTTCGTATTGGTGGCTTGAGGCAGGCGATAAGTACACAATTAAAACTCCGTTTGAAGATTTGCCGACAATCGAAACATTTGTGTTCAATAAGAAAATGGACGGATTTATAACTGCCCTCACATCAAAGGGCGAAAAAAGATTAGGAAAGGAAGTAAAAGAAAATGAACAAATACAATAAAATTGTCTTTGTGAACGGCTCTGCTCCGCCCCTCAATGCCGACAACCTCAACCATATGGACGAGGGGATTGAACGGGCAACAGACGGAGCAATTGCACTTGAAACCGAAATAACCACAGCAAGAGGCGGTCAAAATTCGCTTGGAGCAAGGTTTGATACGACCGACGCAAATCTTGCAAGTAAAGCCAATAAATCGACAACACTCGCAGGGTACGGAATTACGGACGCATATACACGAGAAGAAACAGATAAAAAACTTGCCCGAAAGCTCAATTCAATGCCGTTCGACAGCGAACCCAAAAATAACAGCCCGTGTTACCTCACAAGCGGAGCAGTTTACAACGCTCTGCTTGTGAAAGCAGATAAAACCGCCTTGGCGACTAAATATGATTCGTCAAATATCGAACTTGGTACAGCTACTCTTACTCCATACTCTACTCTGATTGATAAAATAAAATCTGCAACTTGCCTTTATGAAAAAATTGGCGATATCGTTATTGTAAATGTCACTGTCATTATGAACGCAACAACTTTAGGCGGAACATCTGCAATATCTCTGCTCAATATGCCGTTTCCAAACAAATCGGATGTGATTGTTCAAGATATCGGCATAAGCAAAAACGGCGGAATGTTCAGAGGAAGTGTAAGCAAATCTGCTTGGTTGCAGTTTA